GATGCCAACGACACGCTGCAAGAACTAGGAAGTCATGCAGTTAATGAAGCGATTAAAGCTGCTAAAGAATTACGGCCTGATGGAATTAAATCTGCTTCGGCCTATGCGGGGATAGTCAACAAACCACCTGATCGAAAAGCTACTAATTGTGCTTTTGGATTCTGGAATGACAAGACTCCTTTTTACGATAATCAACTCATCGTATTAATAGCGGGGTCAGGAATTGGTAAGACAACCTTTGCAAGGGCGTTGGCATTACATGACATCGAACGACGTATCAAAGTCGGGTGGATTGGCCTTGAAGAAACAGCCGAAGAAGCGGTCTTTCGTTTCGTTGGTCAAGCAGCAGGGATTCAAATCCATGCCAGAGAAAACTATGCAGGGCTAACTGATGAGCAAGTTCAAAACATTGCCCAAGCTGACAAGTTTGTTACTGGCTCTGGATACCTTGAGTTATTTGATCACTTTGGATCACTTGATGAAAAGGTCATCCTCCAGCGGATGAATTACATGGTCAGAAGTCTTGGCTGCCAACACATTTACTTAGATCATTTAACGATCTTAGGAAGTGGATTAGCACAAGACACAAGACAGTTAGACGCTCTCGTTACAAAGATTAGAAGCTTTATTGCGGCTACTAAATGCACAGTATTCGCTATTAGTCATCTCAATCGCTCTTCTTCTGGAGAGAACTTTGAGAACGGAGCTGCCCCAGAGCTGCACAACATAAGGAACTCACATTCAATCGTCCAACTTGCAGACACGATATGGGCTTTAAACAGATCGAGGGGATCAAACCTCACTCATTCCAAATGTCTGAAAAATCGAATGCTAGGCCGCTGTGGTTATGCAGGCTCTTTCGAGTTCGACGAAACAACTCAACAACTAGCTCACAAATGGCACGACCAGGACACCCAGTTCTGAACTGGAATCAGCTCAATCGAGCCCAAGCAGTATTCATCTTTTTCCGAGCATCACATTGGAAACAAGCAATGGTTACTGAACTTTATCCAACCTCATGCACCGTTATCTACCAAGAAAATGACAGAGACCACTCCACAAGAATCGTTGACCTCGAAAACATCCGTAGCGTCAGAGAAATTGACCGAGAGCCAACTGATTCTGGTGAAAGCTCTGAAGTATAAGGCTTCTGAAAATTATCGCGAAGCTCATGTGGCTAAAAATTCGACTGCTTCTTTTTGGCATGACGGCTATATCACAGCCCTTAATCATGTCTTGGATGCTTACGGATGAACACCATGATTAAAGAACAACTTGGCCTCCGAATGGAAAGACCTTTCATTGCAATCCTCAGAGTATGGGCTACTGCAAACAGAATGGAAGATGAAAAGAATGAATGGGAAGATCGAGAACTAATTGAAATTGCTAAGAAAGCAAACTTTAAAAGTACAACTGTTAGCGGGTTAGCAGCCGAAATATTGGAAGACGGTATTCGCCAAAGACTCCGATGAATACTGCTGAAAAAATCGCTCATGCAGAAGAGCGAATACGTCAACTCAAACTCTTAATCAAACATTGGAAAAAACATGAAAAAAGTTTTCTATGACATCGAGCCTGATGCTTATCGGGCCATGACCTCCGCAGAATATGAGTGCGAGTGGAGTCCAGAAATATGGACTTATCAAACAAACCTAGACGAAGCTAAACATGCCGTTATCGCAGAGATTGATCGCGTCCAAAAACAATGCCCTGAACACGAAATACTCCTGGCCCTGGGCGACGCCAGTAACTTTAGGTACGGTGTCTATTCCAATTACAAATCAAACAGACGTAAGTTTAGAAAGCCAGCAGGGTATTCAATATTACGGCAATGGCTACGTGACACATTTGAAGTCATCTCGCTTCCATTAGCTGAAGCAGATGATGTTGTAGGAATCCTTGCTGATGAACAAAACGAAGATGTTATTTATTCCAGAGATAAAGATCTAAAAACTATTCCAGGTAATCATTTAAACGCTGAAGGCAAGATTGAAAAGATTCAACAATTTGATGCAGATCACGCCTTTTATCGAACGATTTTAACGGGCGATGCTACTGATGGATTCCCTGGATTAAGAGGTTTTGGCAAGGTAACTGCAACTAAATTGCTTGATGGATGCACAAGTGAATTAGCTATGTGGGAGAAGGTTAGAGGAGCCTATTTGAAAGCAAGCGCTAAAGACCCAGAAACACCAGAGGTACTTTCTCAAGCTAGATGCGCGAGGATCTTAAGACCAGGAGAATATGATTTTACGGCTGAGAAACCAATTGAGTGGCAACCACCAACGTCTATCGAAGGCGTTTTTATTCCTACATACCACGACTAACCATGCCAGCAACTCCAAGATTCGCGATCGGTGATTCTGTAAACAAGAAAAGAACTTCTGGGATGTATACAGAAATTGGCCCTGCCGTTGGAGAAATTATCGAGATGAGGGTTAAACACGACAAAAGAGGACGTCCAGGTTATTACTGCACAGTCCGCTGGAAAAAAGATCTGAGGACGAGTGAGCATGCCCAGCACATGCTTACACCAGCTCCATGAGCAATTGAGGGGTGTTTATATCTACATATAATGCTTAAAATAACATCAACGTCCCTGTAGACCTCGCTTATGGCTGACAAAGACCAAACTCAAAGCATAGAAGTAAAGGACGAAGATGATATACCTGAGTATCAAGATATGATCCTATTTTATTTATCAAATGGGGTCAAAACGCTAGTGTTGGTCTGGAGTCTCAGTATTCTGAGCTTGGCGTACATCTCTTTTCCACCAGTAATAAAAATAGGAAATATAGAATTTGAAATGCCTGATCAACGACCTGATACCAGTTTTGCGAGCGCGATGTTAGGCACAGTCCTGACAAGTTATGGACTGAATGTATCGAAGGGTGCAACGGCTAAAAAGAAAAACGGCGAAGGTGGAGGAGGTAACACGCACACTATTCTTGTTAAATATCCTCCAACTGAGGTGCAAGTTGTTACTAAAAAACCTGATTCAAATAACGCATGAAAAAGCTATTTCTTCTTTTGCTATTAGCAGCTCCAGCTAATGCCGATATTTATCACACCATTTCCAAGTCAACAGCTTTAAAGGTTAATGCTGGTGCAACTCAGACGACCAGGCTGGGGACAAGTTATTCGGTAAGCGGATCAGGTGTGGATACAAGCTACACGCCGTCAGGAGGAAGTGCTGTTAGTGATGGCATTGGTTCTTTGACTATTAGTTCAGGAGTTGGTGCCATTCCATCGTTAACAGTAACACAAAAAACTGCTGGAAATTCTTTTACTTTTTCACAAAATTTCCGACAAGGAGATGCCCTAAGTACCTCTGCGCCAACAGTAGGAACAGTTGGCAACTTCTCAGAGCAGACCTCGACTCTCGCAGGTTCGGCTGGGTCGTTGGCAGGCACAATTACTGATACTGGTATTACATTAACAGCAGGAAATTCTGGGACAGAGGCCGTTGGTCAAATTATTAATGAACTCCGAATCGTGGATTAAATTTGCTTTTTTATTTATTACTTTTGCCCCACAAGTTAGGGCAGAAAAGATAGTGCCAAACTTCCAACAGGGAGTTTTAAATAATCACACCGAAACTAAAACAATTTTAAAACGGGATTTAACCATTTTTGAATTTAGGAATGGTTATGAATTTACTGTTGGCGGTTCTGGAATTAAGCCATCAACAAATAATATTGCACCTTCAGGGTTTGTTAAAACGCCTGGAACAGTTTCAGGAACAGCTACAACTTACGTCATGCCAGATCTCTCAACCAAGCCTCAGTACTCAATAGTTAACGAAGGCGCAGCCTTTAGTTACTACGAAACACTAGAAACTCCAGGGATTAAATCTATGACAAAAATAATAGAAGAACAAACCATAGAAAGTATCTCAGATAGTACGAGTACTTTTCAATGAAAAATATATATTTAGCTCTTTTATTTATTACTTTGCCTGTTAAATCCTTCGCACAAAGTATTAACACATCATCCCAATCAACGGGGTCAGTTGTTAACCAAGCAGTACAAGTTGTACCTTCGAGGCAGTTCCAATATCAACTTGGGGCAAATCAAGTTTGCCAAGGAATGACATTAAATATATCGCCATTCCTCAGTCATACCAATAGCTTTGGGTCGCCTTATCAGCCCTATTATTCTAGACCTATCTATTCAACGAAAGATATAGAGGGGGCATTTGATGATAATAATAATCCTATTGGAGATGGCGAACCAGATGAACCCACAAAGATAATTAGAACAGAACAAGTAAGAACAGGGATGCAAGAATCGAACACAAGTTTAAACGGGGGTATAACCGCCACGCTGTCCATACCGTTAAGTTTTAGATACCAGAAGCTTTGCCGCAAAGGATTAGAAAGACAAGTCGAAATGTATGAAGCTTCTTTAGCATCATCAAGACTTACTTATGAGCTTCAGAGATTGGCTACCTGTGGTAAGAGAATTAGAGAAGGTACTATTTTTGTTGGAGAAATGGCAAAGATTTGTGCAGATGTAAAAGTAGTTTCGCCTCCTAATGTTGAACATACTCACGCTATTTCTTCCGATCTCTCTGTAACTTCCGACGCTCAAAAGTAGATAAAACTTTTTGTTTTTTACCAATCATTTTTTTAACTTTAGCTATTAATTTTTTAAATATAGGCTTCAAAGCTTTAGTTAAAATAGGCGTGATTGTAGCGGCGGTTGTAGCCACAACAGTTATTCCGAATGTTGTTGATGCAACTGAGGCACTAGGGAGGTACTTGTCTGCAATATTAGTTGGCCCCCATATCTCAAAGCACTTATCCCCGACCAGCTCGAACCCGATTACCTTCTCTTTTGCCTTTGCATTTCTTATATCCCCTAACCGATACTGTTGATCTTTCGCAGGACATTCAATTTCTATGTCTCCTGTGTCAACTAAACCTGTATCTACATCTGTATTATTATTCTTGTTTTTTTGTGATTTTGTTTCGTCGTCAGGGGGTGTAGGGGTAGGAGGTTTTTTTAAAGTTTGCATTTTTATAGGGTTATATCTCATCGGTTCAAAGAACGGAAAGATAAAATCAAACCCTGGCTTTTCTACATTTAATTCTCTTGTTATCTGACGAGTAGTAGGAAGACTATTTATTTTTGGTATTCCAACTTTCTCTACTTCTATCTTTTCAATCTTCACTAGCAATCTACGAAGTCGCCACCTATCTCTTTCCCTAATTCGCCCGCCTTTTTGGTGGCTAATGCGCTGGCAATCCAGCCCACCACAGGTATCCCAGACAAAGTACTAGCTGCTGGAGTGGCAGTAACCAATGAGGTTCCAACTATCTCTCCTTGTGATTCTGCGCTGCCTTTATTCTTTATACATTGGAGATAGCTGGCTGCTAACTCTGCATCTCCTCCAGGTCGATGGGCAACATATTCTTTTCTTACATAGTCAGTCTTACCATTCCATTTTGTTTTCTCAGAAGAGAATAAAGTTGTCTTAGGTTGGTGCATGTTATGTGTAACTACTACCTCTAAATCCCCAGACTCAGATCGGTTGTATCGCAGTTGACTTGCGCTATCTCTAGATGTGGCTAATCGCGCTAAATCTGGTATGCCATCTTTACTAGAATTAGATAGCAAAGTTAAGGACATCAAGTTACTAGAAATCAATCCTATTCCTAGTAGGCCAGGTAAAAAATATTCTTTCATTACTTAAATGGCAGCGCTGGCCCAGTAGCACTAGGCATTTTGATTTGATGTTGAATAACATCAATCATTTGATCTTGAAGAGTTGAAAGTATATGGTTTGTAAATTCAACTCGTTTCATGTATATATATCCTCCTCCTGTTACGACCATTAAGGACATAACAAACGATGCTACTGACATAGCATTACAAATTTTTTGCAGCATTAAACTTTACGACCCTGTAGACATAGCCTAGCTCTTATTTATATCTATGCAATTCTTGCTAGCCAGGTTGTCCTACAAGTAATTTACTAGAAGATAATGCCAATCCAGCGAAACCAGCACCAGAAGCAAACGTACTTATATTTGAAGTTCCAAGAGTTCCATCACCCTGAACGTAATATTTAGTACCAGCACTTAAGCCTGACAAAGTATCTACATTATTGCCATAAGTTTTGATGGTTACTGTCTCACCGTTGCTATAAGCTTGATCTGCAAAACCTACAAAACGATGTGATTCTGTATAGTTTGAAGTAACAGATTGAGTCTTTACAGTAAAAATTTGTTGACGCCTTAAAGCCGAGTTATTGTTTCGATCATCCCAGATTGCTGTTACATGTAACCTGTTAACTGTGTCATAGCAACCTTTTATCATCTGCTCCTCTTCAACTTTGTATGTATTGCTTCCTGTTGCAATAGTAGTTTTAGCAACAGAAATACTTGTACCACTAACAGTAAAGACAGCAACTATTACATTGGCATCATTGTTAGAACTACTTTGTCTTAATGGATAAATACAAACTACTTTTCCAATGCCAGAATCATAAGTCAGGCTATTCTCGTTCATATAACTTCCGCTAGTCAAGTTGTATTCGATATGTGCGTAACTTCCCAAGCTAAGTGAATTGCTATTTACTGTTAAAGCTTGACATCCAAAGTTTTTTGACGAAGGAGATATACCACCCGCATTATTACCTCTATAAACAAGAATTGTTTTTCCTGAAGTAGGGTCGTGTATACATTTCGGTTTGTAAATTGTGTCATTAACAGAAGTTAGTCGTGTCTTATTTCGCCAAGTTATAGTATTTGAACTGCTACTTATTTCGCCAACAATATAGTGGGCTTGGTAACTACCGCCTGATCTGCCCGATTGATAATCACCAAAAAACCAAACTATGCAATTACTAGTATTGTTAAAACACATGTCAGACCGATCACTATCAATTTTTCTTATTGATGTATCGATTTGACTTCTGCTACCCCATGTATAAGTAGTCCCTGAACTATGACTACCTATCTGAACAAATGGATAGCCCTCACCGTATCCATGACTTAAACTTCCTTCGTCTCTATCTTGTGCATAAATTATACAAAACTTGTTGACATTAGTATCATATGCAAATCCAACAATCCAAAACCTTTGATTGTTGCTGGTGTTAGCAGCAGGTGAAACGGCTTGAGCCCCTGTTATGGAAGTGCTTCTATCAGCATTGATATTAACTACTATGTAATTAATTTTTCTATTATTTGAACTTGAAGCATCATCGTAACCAACTACTACTATTTGTTCTTGGTCGGGATCATAAACAGCCCTAAATGCGTGATAACGATTGCCACTAACATTTACTTCATCAGCCCAAGTAATTGTTCCTGAAGTATTTAATGATCCAACTCTACCTTTAATGTATGCTTGAGAAGTTTGCGAATCAGTATTATCTTTCCAGAACATCATAAACATTTGCCTTGCAGCGTGATAAACAATTACTGTCCCTCTACGCCGATAACCATTTTGAGATTGAGCCGCTTCTGTTATTGAGGCATCATCAGGAGAAGATAGTGTGGTAACGGATTCTGCTATTTCTTTAACTTTGCCGTCTGTACCAATTTGTAAGGCTTTGTTATTAGCAATAGCTCCATCAGCTACAGCAGTAAATGTATTGCCACCTGGGGGAAGATTAGTTAAATTAGCACCACTAATTGCTGGTAATGTTCCTGTTAAATTTGCTGCTGGTAAGTTAGTTAAATTTGCACCTGATCCGCTAAAGGTAGTCGCTGTTACCGTTCCTCCAAAAGTGGCATTTCCCGCAGAAGAAATCGTTAATCTAGTTGCACTAGCTTTTGAATCTATTAAAGCTAACGAGCAATCAGTACCAGCATCATTAAATAACTGAAAATCATATTTACCATTAGCTGTCCCTTCACGTTCAAACCTTGCAACAACACCTGTAGAAGTTGCGTGCAACATTCCAGTAGTTTTTATATTTTGATTAAAATCCCAACTATCTGTAGCGTTTGTCCAAGTAATTGTCTTATCTGTAGCACCCTTAAGTGTAATACCACCTCCATCGGCAGTTGCATCTGAAGGAGATGAGACGCTGCCCAGTTCAATATTTTTATCATCTACCGAAATCGTCGTAGAATTTATCGTAGTAGTTGTACCATTTACTGTGAGGTCTCCCGATAGTATTAAATTCGCTCCATTCGCTGTACCTGTAAGAGTAGTGTTGTTTATCTTGGCGTAAGTAAGAGCATCAGCATCACTAACTGTTTGTATATAAGCTTTTACTGATTGTTGACTTGGTGGTTTGGTAGCACTATCAGATGCAAAGTTATCTTCATCTAGCAGATCAGAGGAGATTGAATAGTTATTAGCTGACGCCGCAATACCGTCTAATTTTGTATGATCTGCATCTGTGAAAACATTGCTATCACTAGCATTTGCTACGAGTGTTCTAATTTCTGCTGCTGTTTGATCTGCTGTTGCATTGCTCTCAATATTATTTAATTTTGTGTGATCAGCATCAGTAAATACATTTGAATCGCTGGCACTTTCTACAAGTGTTCTAATTTCTGCTGCTGTTTGATCTGCTGTTGCATTACTCTCGATAGTATCTAGTTTTGTTCCATCACTCGCTATATCTCTTCCATCGACTGTTCCAGAAACAGAAATATTTCCTGTGATAGTCGCACCGCTAGAACCGACTTGAAAAACATTTGTTCCACTAGCTGTTATTGCTAAAAGGTTTGCACCAGGGCTGTAAACACCTGTATCAGTATCACCAGCAATAAAGAATCCTGGTGCCGAATTTGTTCCTGCTGGAACACCAACATTTCCTGTGAAAGTTTGTCCTGTTGATACAGCAAACCCTGTTGTATCGGTAACACCTGTATTCCAATTACTACCGTCATAGACTTTTAAAACATTTGAAGTTGTATTGAAGTATTGATCCCCCTCTTGTAGTGAACTTCCATCTGCTCTAGTTGATGGATCTGAAGATGCTATTTGATAACGATCTGCATAATTACTAACGTCTGTAAGGTTGGTAGCGACTGTATTAACATTTGCAATTGATCCACCTACGCTATTAACATTTGTTATCGCATTTCCAACTGTATTGACGTTGGCAATGTTTACAGCAACAGTATTAATTTCACTTGTAGTTTCGTTTAAATCGTTAGCGACAGTATTAACATTTGCGATAGCACCCCCTACTGTATTTACGTTTGCGATATTTGTAGCAACGGTGTCTATCTCACTTGTTGTTTCATTAAGGTCACTAGCGACAGTATTTATATTGGCAATATTTGTAGCTGTTGTATTAACATTAGCGATTGCATTTCCAACTGTATTAACATTAGCAATTGCATTGGCAACAGTATCTATTTCGCTTGTGGTTTCGTTTAAGTCACTTGCGACTGTATTGATGTTTGCAATATTCGTAGCGACAGTTGTGATGTTGGTATTGTTTCCTGCAACCGTAGTAACTTCCGTTGCCTTCGGTGTTAAGCGATGGAACGTATATGTATGAAGAGTCGAAGTTGTCTCAACAATGACTCCAAAGCCAGCAGGCAAGGTTGTTGTACCCACGCCTGAAATGGTTACGGTGTTTCCAGAACCAGCACCATTCGAAATAGTGACGCTACCACCTGAAGGAGTATGACTACTTGCTAAAACTTGAATGCTAACTAAAGTTCCAGCACCATTATTTACATCAGGGTTTGCAGCAGGGAATGATGTCTCGTTTGCTATAGGAACAAAGCCACCAACATCATCAACCAAGTCAATTATTCTTGCGTCAATCGCTGCTGTAGTTGCAATCTTGTTATCAGCAGCAGTCCATGTTTCACCAGACTGAATCTCTTCTCCACTAGATAAGTTGTAAAACCTTGCGTCTGCTTCTGTTTCTGTGTAATAACGAGAATCTAGAGAGCCATTTAATAGTTCTGTTTCTGTGAAATATCTATTGTCTAATTGACCAGCATCTAATTCTGTCTCTGTGTAATAGCGAGTATCTAAATCAAGACTTCCATGACCTGTTATATGACCTCTAGGATTAATCGTTAAATCTTGAAGGACAACACCATTTGAATTATTTACTGAAGACGCACCTGTAACACCATGGTTAAGAGTTACCTGACCGCCTGTTTGAGTCTTAGTTAAATCAGTACCAGCTAGTACATCTCCTTCAATAGCTGTATCAATCTTGCTATCTATTCGACCATCAATTGCTCCTGTGGTTGCGATCTTTGTATTATTTCCAGCCCAAGTTTCATCACTTGCAATTGTCTCTGTTGTGTTATCCCAAGATTGTGCTTCAAAGTAGCTTTTAATAACTGGCTCACTACCACTAGCAGGATTAGTTAAACCTGTAATTCTATTGCCACCCATGACGATATCACCCGTCATGCTGCCCCCGCCTCTACTGAGGGCTGCGTTTGCTGTTTGCTGCGCTGAGTTCGCTGTATTTGTCGCTGAATTAGATGCTGTTGTTGCGTTTCGAGCTTCGGTTGCTCCTAATGAGTTTCTATCTTTTTGCTCCTGGACGATATATAGGTTTTGTAAATCAGCGTTATTTAATTCTTCAGCAGTCAGGTTTGAACCATCAGACCAAGGCGATAACTGTGAAGCACTTGGAGTTTGTCTTTCAATCGTTAATATTTCTCCAGATCCAAGAGCTGAACTCAAAGTGATCTGAGTCCCTGAAGTGTTAAAGGTATAATCAGAGGTCTCTGACAAGGTTGCCGTTTGAGTATCCGCAACAATATCTCTGCCCTTATAAACCTTTACATGAGATTTATTCAGATAAGGGAATGGAACAGAGAACGTAGTCTGACCAGCATTTGAATAAGACTGATATGTATCTGCCATTGTGGAGTTCTACAAGACCGTAGCCCTATTGTGACACGCTCTCAGATTATTTGCCTCTAAACACTTCTAAGGCTTCCATAATTCCTTCGTTTTGTTCTGCATCTCTGGCTGTATTCGCCGCTTCTATAGAATCTCTCATTTCTCGCCATTGAATAGCATGAGGATTATCGCTGACATTTAAAGCATTTACAGTTAATAAATGAAAATACTCTTTAACAGTCTCCATCATTTTATAAGGAATCATTTTTTTCATTTCTCTCTTAGTTCTATCTTGAACTCTGAGGTCCGCTGTTGTTGATTTTTGCTCCATTAATTTTCTATAAAAAGGATCATTCATTACCGATCTAAACGCTTCAATTGGTGTGTTATTTCGTACGTGTTTTACAAGAAACAAAGGCACATCAAGCTCAAAAGTTTGACCCCCTTCCATATCACTAACTTTCCTAATAAATCGCTGACCAGAGATCTTACCCCCTCCTTGATTTATCACGCTAAAGACAACTGGATCAAATCTATATTTTGGATTTCTTGCCGCTTCTTTTAATATCATCAACATGCCTTCATTTCCTTTGTTTTGGAAATAAGTATTGTTATATAGCTCTTGCAAATCATCACTCATAGGAACACCTTCAAGAGTTTTATTTAATAAAGGTCCAGGAGGATTTAACAGATTTAATCTATTTAATTCTGCATATACTTTCTCTCCTTCAGGATGCTGCCCAGGGAAATATTTGTATTTAAGATAACGACCAAAATGTTCACCCCAACTCAACCTGATTTTTGATCCTAACCAATCGTAATTTTTAAACTTTCCTCCAGCTACAGAAGCTATTGAGAACATATTCATAACCCTATCTCTAAGCCCATCTTCGAAATCTCTAAATTTAAACTCATCAAACATTTCTTTTTCTTCCTCTGAGAGAGGTCTTGGTCTGTAAACCTGACTAGCTTTTGCACCTATTAATCTTTCTGTTTCCCTAAGAGGGCCAATAAGAGGATTTAATTGTCCTGAAGCCATATAACCAGCATATTTCCCTGGCCTTCTTTGCCCAAAATCATCTCCATAAGCTAGATCCATTATTTGTTTCACGTTACCTACTGCTGTATGTCTAGTTAAATGTCCAACCAAAACAGCAAAGATTCCATCTAAAACTCCTTGGGTGTCGTACTTACTAACATTGCCCCGCTTGATTGCATCTTCTACATCCTTTAAGAGGAACATAGTTGAGATAACAGGAAGACCACCAACCATCGGAACACCACCTATTGAGTTAGGTCTTTTTCCGTCAAGCTTTAGCTGAGTCAACCATTCTTCTCTTTCTGCCCCTGGTGGAGGGCCATTACCAACAATCTGATCACTAGCAGACAACAGCCCATAAGTAGCCCAAACAAAACCAGCCATTGCAGCATTGGATTTTACTCGCGCTATTTCCTTAGGTGTCCAAGCATCTGATCGGTTGAAACTTATTCTTAGGAAATCAAGCAATGGCCCCATTCCCGTCAACGTAAAATCTAAACTATTACCTTTAAATGGAGCTTGCAGATAAGGGAACATCACATCTGCCATCCAAAAATCTTTTCTCAAATTATCAATAGTGTTATACAAAGGTTTCCCAGGGTTCCTTTTGCCAGGCTTGGTCTGGAAACGCATCTCCTCTGAGAATCTTCCTGCATCTCTTACAAACTCATTGTCAACAACTGGAGCTCCATAAGTTTCTCCAATCTTCTCTTCTCTAATCATATTTTCTATCTCAACATCATCCACTATGTCTGGAGTTAGACCGTTTTCTCTTCTATATTGAAGACGCATTTTCTCGGTAACTTGATGGCTATAACTTGCCTCATCAAATTGCTTATTAATCCAATCATCCATTTTCATTCGATCTAAATTTCCATCCTTATCTATCAGTCCTAGCTGAACTCCATCACGCCTTGCTCTTAGTTCTAAATCAGTTCTTAGATGATAATTATGAAAGAAGAATCCAGCTAAATTATCAACCGCAGTTAGATTTGTTAGCCCTGGTCTAAGGAAATAAGGGTGCTTAAGTTTTTCATATAACCAAAGACGGCTAGTTGCATGTGCCCATCTTCTCCACCAGACGGGATTAGCAGCCATTAATTGTCTCGATCTTTTTGTCTTGGGCCTCCAATCCCTCAACATTTTTAATTCTTGTATTTGCTGTTCTGTTGATTTGAAATATTTTCCGTAAGTATCAATCTGCCCTGCATAGTGCATTGATTTATTGTTCCAAGAATCTAAGAAAATTTCCTTTCCAGACTCCCGAAGCATTTTTATTGCTTGTCCATAACCTTTAAGACCAGCCTGTAAATTCTCATAATAAGAATCCATCAAGCTTGTTCCTACTGGTCTATAGGCAACGCCCTCATGTAATTTCCTTGCTGGCCCAAACAAAGCCATGATGAAATTAGATCCAGCGTTTAAACCCTGAGTTCTTAAATTCCAAAGTTGCGAATCCTTGGCCAATACATTTGTCAGCCTGTGCATCCTGTCAACGTAGTTACTAGGGTCGTAGATCTTGAACGGATCAAACCCTCTAATTCTTGCTGTATTAATCTCCAGCTCCAACTGCTTTAGTCCTGCTTCCCTATTAGTTCTATAAGTATCTGCCGCTGCTAAAATTCTTCCAATAGGAGAGTCTTCACTAAAATCTTCCGGCTTCATATCTCTAGCTTCTTGAACCGTAGATATATCCATTGAGTTATCTATATTCTCCTCTAATTTGCCGCTAACAAAATCAACTTCGAGGTCATTAAAGCCAGCTCCCTGCATAGCTTTACCCTGTTTTGACCAACTGTTTCTTACAAAGTCATATTGCCTTTCAGACATCAAAGCAATCTTATAAGTTGCAACAGTTTTCTTTAGTAAATCAGAAGGAAATTGTGTTGGCTTAGTATTGTTTGTTGCAAAGTTTTCAAGGTCATCAAATACATCTAATAACGCTTTATGACTAACTTGATATATAGCTCTAATTCTCATTGTTTTTTCTACAACAGAATTAAAACCAACCGCATCTCTATTCATCATTCCTAAAACTTCTTCAGCGTTCATCCTCCCTGTGATCATTTCGGAGATCTGTTGAGCCGCCATGCCAGGGTTGTCTTTAATAAATTCCCATTGCTCTGGACTTAATTCCTTCCCCCTATTCATCAATGCCTTAGACATTAAAGCTTGATCTTTTACAAACTCTTCAGGGTAATACCTGATCATTTGAGCAATATTTGTAGGCTGTCCTCCAGGAATATTGACTTGAGGGTTTGGCTTTGACTTATCAAGGGTGTCTTGTATTAAGTCATCTATCTCGCCTGATTGTTCTAACTTATCAATTTCGTCGCCAAACTTACCTCCTATTTCATCCGTCCAAGGATCATCAGGGACTTTAGATGCTTGAAGTGTTTTAACTCTTTTTAAGTCGGCTTCGACATCTGCTCTTTCTTTAAGAAGGCGTTGTCTTTTTTGAAATAAATCTCCGCAGCTAGTCATTAGCAACCCTCCTTAGTAAATTGGTTATTTGCACCGAAAATCAAGTTGTCATAATCGGCTTTCTTAGTTTCAAGATACTCAAAGACTCTCATAGTTAGTTGAGGTGCATGTTGATGGCTCCAAGCATTAAGTTTTGAAGTCATAAAGAAAAGTTGGTGATCAGATAATCCTTCGATAGCCGCTGCCTTTGCAATATTGCCCTTTGCTGCTATTTCAAAAATATCCGTATAACCCAGGCTTTTCTTTCTCATAAGGTCATATTTAATTCGTAAGCTTTGTATAAATTTCTTTATGCGCTCAAAGGTTGTTTTTACAACTCCTCCTTTTGTAAGTTTTATTTTTCTATTCGTTGCCCATATGCCGAAAGCCTCAGCCTGTATCTCATTATTCGACATCCCAGGCTGGTAATTGCCCCCGTGTTTTTTAATAATACCTACCATCTCAGTTATGCCTTCTACACTATCTAATGAATGTGCATCAAGATTCATTCGTTTGATAAGATCTTGAACACCATGAAAAGCTTCGTGATACAAAGTCCATGAGAAAGGTCTTCCTCCCTGTGGCGCGTGCGATAGCAAGCCTCCAAGTCTTTGGTTTAAGGCGGGGTATAAAGCGAGATAAATCGACTGCTGAACTTTCTCCGAATAATCAATCGGAACATAAAGTCCTCCGGTTTCACCCGCTGCCGTCTTCGCTAATGGATCATCAGGATTTCGAGAAATAAATGTTGCTCTTCCTGCATCCCATTCAGCAGTAGTTCTCGCTAATTCCTCAGGTCCAAACTTATCTAAAAGATTTATATCATCGAAAACTTTTAAGTTATTAAGAGGTATTCCAGAAATATGTAGAGCATCTTTCATGGCTGCTAATAATTCATTTGTTAATACTTTTGATTGGAATATTCGTCCGTTCAATTCATCTGAAATGCGAGCTCCATATTCTGCTAAAGAATCTGCTGCCATAATTGCTTTTCTATCTTGAAGGTTCTTTAAATATCTTCTGTAATACATTTCGTCGTAATTACCATTTGTGTAATCAATACCAGTAACAGACGATTGTAATTTCTTCTGCTTTCTCAGTCTCCTCTCTTCTTTTAAACGCGCTCTGTAATCAGCATCTTTACTGAAAAATGGTTTTATAAATGGGAATTGTTCGTCAACATTTAATCTTCTACCACTCTTAGAAGTAGTAACTTTTTCAAAATCTTCTAGTGCCTTAATTACAACAACTTCTGAAGATCTTCTCGCTACATCTAAAACATTTAAAATATCGCCAGCAGTATCAAGACCACCTTTCCACTCATGGCCTAGAGTCCTGTCCATTGCAGCAACTAAACGATTAAATGCTTTTCCAGTTGCACCTTCAAATATCTTTTTATTCTCTACTTCAAATTCAATAATTTCTCTTCTCCACTTTTCACGTTGTAAAGCTTGATAGTAATTGTGTTGCCTAAGCTCTTCCTCTGCTTTGTCTAATCTTAGTTTTTCTCTCTGCTTTACTATTTCCATTGCTTCATCCATTTGAGCGTCTAATGCTGTTCTTTCTTCCGCGCTCATCAATCTTGTATTTCCCTCTTGACTTAATTGAAACTCCCTATCCATATCTTTATTAATTTCATAAAATCTTTCCTGTTTAGGCTCAAAATCAGTTATTTTTTTCAATCTATTTTGGATCTTTCTATCTGTTAATTTCTTTTTCGTAAATTTATCAATTTGACCAGCAAGAGTCTTATCGTCCATCTTGTTAATTTTAACTATTAATTCTTCGGGAACTTGTGTTGAATCAATACCAAACATTGCTCTGGTATTTCTTTCGACTTCTTGAAAACCTTCGTTTAGTTTTACGTCTTCTCTAAACGCATCTAAAACACCAGCCTTTTTCTTTTCCTCGTAAGTTTTCTCGTAGTAGCCATCATCAGCTCTTTTTTTAGCTAATTTATCTGCTTCGACAGATTCATCTATACGACCTTGTTCTTCTCTTAGGCGAGTTTCAGTATCTATTAGTTTTTGATATTCTGCGTTGTCTACTGTTGATAAATTTGTAAAGGCTTTGTTTAAATCAATATCTTCTACTTCAGGAGTTGGAACGATAGGAGTCGAAGGAGCTCTTGTTTCTCCTTTCTCTAAAGTTTTAACAGCTATATCTTTTAATATCTCTTTCTTGGTTGGAGCTGGTGGCTCTGGAGCTGGAGGAACTTCTATAGCTTTCTGAAGTTCTGCATCACCTAAACTCTCAACAAATTGCTGTTGGATTCTGCTTTTAATAGGGCCAATCTTGCCTCCTTGTTGTAGCTCAATCGCGCCTTCATTTAGTAATTGGCTTAAACGTGTTTGTGTATATTTCTGTGCTTTAAATTGCTCAACCGCTAATCCTGTATCAGAAACAATTTGAGTGGTTCCTTCTCCAACTTTTGTACCTTTTGCAGCTAATTTTTTCTTATTATCTAAAACTTTTTTAAATAAAATTTTGTCGCTCCTTAAGTCCTTTTCAATACGATCTGCAAGCTTGGCTTTCTCAACCATCAAATTCAAAGTTTCTGTATTGCCAAACAAATCAACCTGATCTCCTTTGACTGTTGGTGATAACTTTGCTTGTTCAATTACTTGAGCAAAAGTTCCATCCGACATATCTCTGGACTGCAACATCTTGTATGCCTGTTGCATCCCTGCGTCATCCATCTCACTAGCACCTAAAGCCATAGCCTTAGATCTTGTTAATTTGCCATCAATAAAATCTTGGAAAATATTGTCGGGTAATTTTGAAAGAGCTAATCCCTCTGAAGCTTTTCCTGAAGCTAAAGGAAGACCTAAATTCGTTAAATCTTCTACGGAATTAAATCCTTTTGATTTAAAGAATTTTGCTGCATCAACACCAGTACCAGACCCAGAAGCAATATTGGCTAAAGCACCTTTAATCTTTGCTTCCTCTGCTGACTTGGCAACTATGTAATTAACTCTTAAACTTGGTATCCCTAATTTCTCTGCTAATTGTCTTCGATTGTGACCATTAACAATATAAGTTTTACCATCAGCCGGATCTTTCCATACATCAACCGCATCTTCTAAATCAGTATTCCATTTTTGAACACCAGCTAAAGAAGCACCTTTTTGAACACCAACCTCATCTACTCCTTGCTTGTACTGAAAGCGAAGTGGATCAGTAAATAATTCAGCAATAGACGCTACTTGTTGGCCTGCCAAACGATTAGGTAATACTGAAATTCCTTTTGTTTCTTCTAAATTTTTAAAGGCATCAATTAGATCTAAACGATTTAATTCAGACGGTCTTCTGCCTTCGAGAGATAAAACATCTAAAACAAATCCATCATCAGAACTTGCCATAGCTCTAAGAGTTGGCAAATCTATTGATTCAAGATCTTCATAATATTTAGACCCAGACAAAGAAGAAGTTGGAGCTGTACTTAAAGAAAACTTTGCGTCTGGAGCTGCCGCAATTTCTTCTCTTCCAGTTACATCAGCAACAACTTCTACTGAATTTTCTCCAGCATCAATTCTTTGTTGAATTTCTGCCGCGCCTTCAACAGTTGTCTTGTCATCAATTGTCTCAATGACAGTTGTTACTTCTGGCTTGCTATTGTCTGCCGGAATAAATTTATTAACTAAAGACGCTTCTGCTTCCTCCGCAGTCTCAGGTCTTACGGCATCTCCAGTTCGATATTTACCATCAGCATCTTTGGCAAGTACACCTTCTGTCACTAAGAAATCTCTTGTTTCTGTAGCCTTTCTTGTATAAGACTTACTTCTTTTAGACCTCGTATAACTAGAACTAACGTTATCTATGGCTTGATTCTTTAAGGAACCAAGCGTTTCAAGTGCTTGTTTGAATTGTAAATTCTGATCAAGCTTAAGCTTAGCCGCAAGATCATTAGCACCACTAATGAATATTCCTAACGGTGCATCAATAGCAACTTTTCTCACATAAGCCTGCTTTCTGCTAACCCCTTGCTGCATTGCAGGGTCTATTTTTTCACTAAAAAAGCTAACAGCACTACCTGTAATCCTGGGATCAGTAGACATTGCAGTTGTTAGCTCTTCTACTAAAGCAAACCCCGCACCTTTTCTCATTAATCCCCATCCTGTCTTGGCAGTCCTTGGGTCAATTAATGAAGCAAGACCTTTTGTATATTTCAACTTACCTAACCAACTAAGGGCGTTAAACCACGCTTTACCAGACACTATTGCTGCAACAAATTCAGTTCTACCCGCATCTCCTTGTCTTTCCTCCTTTGTCATTTCACCTTGAAGCGGTGTCGTTAAACCTCCTGCTCCTGCATAAAAAGCATCGTTTATACGTTGTTCGAGTTCGTTAACGTCATCTCTAATTTTTGGAAATGTTTCACCAACCAAAAATGAAAGAGTACCAGTAGCCGCAGTTGAAGTGCCTAGATAAGCAGTATTAGAAATATCTCTTCCAAAAGGAAGTACTCTTGTTGCACCATATATAGGTCTAGTTAATAACTGGCCCCAGTTTCCTTCTTTAAGGTTTTCACTTAAAATATTGAACTCAGTTATGGCATCATCTTTCGCTCTATCCAGTAGCATATTCGAGAAATCTCTAGTAGATAGCTCCTTAAGTTCTGACTTCGTGTGATCTAAATAAGGCTTTCCTCCTACTTCTAAACCTGTTAATTGAGAAGGATGATAATCGCCAAATAGAAGTGTATGCCCAAACTTCTGAAACCAATTCGCTTTTTTCATAACCGACGGATCGGTTGTCCATTTCGGCAAAGTTTCTCTTAAAGTTTTTTCTTCTTCTTTCGGTTTCTCGACTACTGGCTCAACTGTTGGCTTTTTTTCTTCCTCATCTTCCAAAACTTCATTGCCGAGCTGAGGGGCATCTCCATAAGGTGTTGTTGTCATCAGTTAAACCCCAAAAAGAACGTTTTCAAGTAAGCGACTCGTTTGTGCCAGAGCCGTTGACCCTGGTGCAGCCGTAATTATTCCTTCCGTCATTCCTTGCGCTTGGTTTCCTAAGATTTCTAGGTTTCTTAATTCATCTTCATCAGGGAACCAATCTTTAACTTTGGGATTATCTTTGTAGTAATTTAAGTGAATTAATAAGAGCTGTTCTGGACTAATACCTAACCTTGTAGCTGCATCTCTGAAATGATAATTATAATTACCAGGCTTCTCATTTTGTCTATTATAAATACGCTCAATAGCATCAATATTATAAATAGGTTGTGTCTCAAAGTTGCTTAAATCTTCATCTTTAATTGACATATTAAAACCATATTTGCCTTCTACGATTACTTTTTGTCCTTCTTTTGGAGGGTCTAAATCAAAACTACCAGGCAAAATTTGTTTCATTATCTGTTCATTACCAGTAATATCATCAGTAACTTTTCTAACAATATTAGCTACTTCTTGCTGTGAAACTGAACCACCTGGGCCTATTTTTTGTAGTCTGTCATCAATCTCATTGAGCACCCCACTTGTTATTTTAGTTGTTATATTTCTAATCCCTTCCGCTTCATCTAAATCATTATTTACCATATATTCAAGCACATCTTGGTCTCCACCTTCAGATAATATCCTCTTCATTAATTCAGGATAGAATCTTTTAGTAATTACTTTAATTTCTTCTTTTATTCTTTTATTCATCTCTGCATTATTATACGCTTTATTCTTATTTTCTATTTGAGATTTGAACAAAGCTTTTTTCTGTTTCAAGAGCTCAAGCTTATATTTAGTAGATGGAATCCTTTCGTAAAAGGAATTAAATTCTTTATTTGCTTGTTCTGGATTCCATTCGTTTCCAGCAGTTAAAGACCACTTGTTATACCAATCATTCCATTCTTTATCATTAGTAAGCTTTACTTTTCTTTCCTTTTCTTTTTCCGCTGCTTCAGTTATTTCTGAAATAAAATTTGCTTTCTGAGACTTATCAAAAGTTGGGAATAATGTCTCATTCTTATATATATCGTTTACGATTTTCTGAACAGTTGTTGAATCACCCAAGGCAACAGCATCAAATAATTTATCACCATAATTTTCCTCAAAAGTTGCATATCCATTTTTCTGATCTTCTGTTCTTAATTTATGAAAAGACTCCTCAACTTTACTTCTGTTAATCTCTAATTCTGAACCAAACAAATCACCTATTAAATATCTCATATCTTCAGGGTTCTCTCCTCTTGCTGATGCGTAAGATTTGCCTGGCTTTAAGCCATGACCAGCAGGCATTAAAGAAAAAAGACTTAATGCTCTCATAGCTCTTGGATCATCTTTGCTTCTTAGTTGTAGATTTTTTGCAGTCGTAAGTATTGATCTTTTGATCATTGGCAATCCATCTGCACCAAGACCAGCCTCTAATAATGCTTGCTCTATAAACCCGTGAACCTTTTCTTTTAGTAGATCTAAATCTTCATAATTTGGCCCTACTTTATTGTTCAACATGATCTGCTCAAGTCCATAAGCAGTTTGATATTCTTTTGTGTATTTCTTTAATTTTAAATTTGCTCGAAAATGTTTCTCTTGGAAATTTGCAAATTCCTTATTAATTTCTGGTACGACTTTTGTTGTGAAACCTGGAGAACTTTCATCAATACCAAAAATATTCATCAAGGCCGTTGTTACTCTTGCCTTCGTTTTAAGAACGTCTGGATGACCATGATCTAAAGAAGCTAATTTTGATCCCTCAGTTGCCCATGCATGATTAAACATAGGCTTCACAAACTGAGCTGTTATCGTGCTTGCTTGATTTAAAACTCCAGCTCTTCTGTAATAGTTAAGCTCATCCATTTGGATGCCAGCTATTGCATCCTGTTTCTCTACTTCCCTATTGGTGGTTGCATATTCAATTCCTTTAAATACCTGTTCTCTATTGATATTGTCAAAAGCTCTTTGAAGTTGATTTTTACCTTGCTCATATTCATGGCTGGCATACATTTTCATGCCTGCATCCATAGCAGGAATCAACTTTCCAACTGCTTCAGCTAACTGATCAAAACTGTTGTAACCCTGAACGTTTTGAACATTGCCACGTTGAATAATATTGATTCCTTTTGGACTACTAAATTGCCTTAACGGACCAACACCAGCAACATCTTTAACTTTTGGGCTGGTAAAAGTATCTACAGGTTTTGCAGAAGGAGTGATTTTACCAGGATCGATTCGTTGTTGTTTAGCCATTAATTAAGACTTTTTAAGGCCGATGTAAGTGTTCAAGCCAGCGGAGAAACCACCAGCGACAGAACTTAAGAACGCAGCAGAAGCACTTGGCGCACTTCCAACCATTGATGGAGGCACAGCTCCAACCAATGCAGGAATTGGTGGGAACGGCGGCAATGGGTCCATAATTTCTTGAGCCTCGTAAAACTGTTGAGAATTAAATTCTTTTAAATATCCGGCAATTGCTCCGGCCTGATCTCTGGTGTACTGACCATCTCTAAACTTTTGGTTGATCTGAGAAATAGTTGCTTTATTACCTACTTGTCTTTGCACATCCATTTGCATGGCATCAACCATTCCAACTCCATTTGCTCCGAGTGCTCCAATAGATGCTCTATTCCTTAAGCCTTGAACCTTGGTGTGAAACATAGCCATAGCTTCAGACATCGCTTCTTGCTCATGTCTTGCCTGTATTGCTGATGCTTTATTTATATAGTTAGCTCCTGCCGCTGTTCTTGTTTCCGCTACAAGATCAGCCTGTGCAATTGACTTAGATAATTCAACAGCTCTTAAGTTATAAGCATGTGTTACTTGCTGACCATAATTTAATTTCTCTACCCAATAAGAATAATTCTGATTGACATTCGTTTGCTTGGCTTGCATCCCTGCCGCCCAACCTGAATATTCATCCATCGCCTCTTTGTAGGCGACATCATTTATATACTTTTGCTGTTGAGCTTTGTATTGCAACCCACCCTGGAGAAGTCCAAGGCCACCTGAAACTAATGCTCCTCCCGCAGGGGTAGCTAAAAAAGCAAGTGGACCAGGCATTTACACTTCCCTCCAAAAATGACAGAACAATTGATCTTCAACCCCGTAAGGTTTCGGTTCTTCAATAGTGAAGCCCAAATGTTTTAACCAACGGATTGATTGTCTGTTCTTTGAATAAACATAATTTTCCACCATTCCACCTGCTTTTTCAAGACAATACTCTACCCATTCTCGACCATAAAGTGATAGTTGCCACCTGTGATGTTTGGTCGCTGTAAGCTTGTCTGTACCTAGTAACCAGATATAAGAACCCACCACCCCTGTAATACCAACGGGATCACCATCATCTCCTTCAATTCCTTGAATAACATTAGAGCTTAAAAAACATTTTTTACATGCTTCAAGCCCAGATATTCCATGACTTAAATTCACTTCAATTTCATCTTCTTGCCTTATGTTATCTCCGACCTCGTAAATAACATTAGCGTCCGCTTTAATCCACTTCATCTTAAAGCACTTGCCTTTCCTGTTATCAACGCAACCCATTCACAAGTAGAGAATTTACATGGATGTGGCGTATCATTTTGTATCTCAACCATGCACCTTTCACCTCTACTCATAATCGGAACATTAAATACTCCTTCAAAAATTCTTTCATCATCTATCGACCATCCATTAGGCAATGCACTTCCTAAAGTTGAATCCCTAGATCCAAGAATTGTTCCGTCAAATTTATAAACACCTGTATCTCTTCCTTCAGGTAAAACGTGTACTTCAAAATAATGAGACTCGTGATACCGAAGTTTAGCGTGACGAACTTGAGTTCTCTCAACGTTCGCCGCTGCCTTGCCTCCTCCTATCTCTTTATAAAGTTTAAAACGTGTAAAACGATATCTAAAGTTATAAGTTTCTCCAAAATAAATGGGAACAGCAGACCAATCACCATTAGCAACAATCTGATTTCCACTTGTTGCTTTACCGAGATATACACCTCCATTGTGTGTCGTGCTGTAACCACTCCATGCCTGCGTTTCCGATGCAACCGTGTATGGCAATGTCCATGTCGTTTTCTTTGTATTTGCGTCATAACTACCCGCTGAAACTCTCATTGCTGTTGGGGTTTCAGTTGTAGTTGAGACACGCCTATCCAATAGAAGAGGATATGGAGAGCCGGCTAAAGGCTCTTGAGATCTATCCATGACAGAGATAGTTTCCAAGTAAACCTTTGTTCCATATCTCATCAAGCAATAAAGAGTTTCCCTAATGGCTAGCACCTGGAGCACTTCATCAACTCCTGAAAATTCCCAGTAACTCCAACTTGATTGAGCTCTTTCAGTACCTTGGCCTGAATTTCTAAAAAAGTATTTATAAACATAAATTTTATTTTTATGGCCTGTTTTTCCACTTATTCCAAACATCACATTCGACGTATCATTAACCGTCATTTTGAACATTTCACTTGGAACGTATGCCGATACATAACCAGTTAAATCCTGTGCATCTGCGGTTAAAGCCGTTCCAGCTCCACGAACACTAAATTCTCTAAACTGAGAGAAATCACCGTTTGATTGTGCAAAGATAATGCCCCCACCTGCCAGTTGTGGCCTTACATCTGTATCAACTTCAAACTGTGTTAAAACTGTTATTTGTGCTGTTGCTGGAGTTAAAATAGTTTCAGCAGCGTTAAATCTAAATTGATATTGCGAGCTAAATAATATCAATTCATCCTGATATGGAACAGCATATTTAAGAACAGATACCCTGTTGTTACTTGCTACAACATCAATAGGATCAGTATCTAATATTGTCGTTACAGTTTCAGGGAAAAATTCAAAGAAAGATCGGACTCTACTCAGGATTACATTTTCATCAGACAAGAATCCAAGCCTGTTCTTATAAATAAAAATGTCGTTAATAGGAAAACCTATAAAGCTCGGATCAGGAGAAGTTAAATAATCACCAGCTATTCGATCTCCCCACTTAGGCATTTCAGTTCCAGCCTGAGTGCTCTTATCAGCAGGCCCAAAATAAAACTGACCATTTGCCAACCTCACCAAAATATGAGGCATTGTGTCCTCATCGATCTCGTATTCAACGCCAGGACTAACAGTTTCAGTCCATGCACCTTCTCCAAACGTTCCACTCTTTGGTTTGAACTCGACGTAATAACCGTCATAGTTATTCCCTGGATCTCCAATAATTGATATTTGATAACCAACAGGAGCAATAGTTGGTAATTCTGTAAACGCCTGGACCTCGTTCAGGAAAACAGTTATGTCTTGGTTAGCTCTGGCATCTGTGGCCTCAAGTGTGATTGCGTTTGCAGACGTTAAATGAAGGACCGAACCACTCTGAGTAATAGTTACACCACTTGGACTAATATTATTTTTTAAATTCTCAGCAATCTCTCTTGAGCTGATTCTATTTTCAGTAACACTTCCACCAGAGGAAACAACAGCAGCAACAGCAGTTTGAACTGTTGCACTACTTCCGTTAACAGTCAATTTGTATTCATTCCCGTAACTTGCCCCCTTGACCCATACCAATGCTTCATGAGCGCTAGGCCGAGCTGTCTTAGGAGCCGTAGCGGCTTTCATCGCAGGAATCTTTTTTACATTCGTAATAAATGTGTAATCAGCAATTGTTACACAGCGAATATCAGAACGAGCATTGCTAACAGTACTTAAATATCCAACTCCACTAGGCTTATTAACAGTTTTTTGGTTTCCCTCAAGGTCAAAAACTTTAACGTCGTTATTACTTACAACTGCAAGATATTCTTCAGTATTATCCCTAAGAATACTATGGATGAAACTGTCTCCAAAACTGGAGGTAGCAACTTCAGCCAAGACTTGCGAGGAGTCTCTCTTTCGTAAACCCTCGACAATTGACGACATTCCATTGATTTGTATCTCTCCTTGTGATGGATCTCTTTGAGCGTCAGGTTGTTGTGAGATTCCCTGAGAAAGATTAGGAATCGAATAAGAACGTAATGCCATTAGAGTCGAATACCAAGACTTGTTCTACGAGTAGCTAATCCTTTGGCAGGGGCATAAGTTGGGAAAGGTAAGTAGTTTCTATCTCCTGTTAACAAGTTTGGTTGCTGTTGTTGAAGCTCCATTCTTTCAAGAACAACTTGAGCAGCTCTTTCATCCTCTGCTGTATATCTAAATGAATCGGTTGAGCCTAAAACCCTTGCCGAGAAAACTCTTGCAGCTCTAATTGTTATCCATCTGTTGAACGCCTCTGGTGAATCATCCCAAGAGAAACCCCAAATTACATTGGCTAAAATTTCATCAATATGATCCTCTAAAACTGTCGTCCTTCTTTCGGTGTCATATAACTTTTGACCTCTTAAAACGTAACGATTGGCATATATATATTCATCTAACTGCCACCTCAAAACATTAGCTGGAATCGTTACCTCTCCAGTCGATGAGTTTTTACTAAACGGATAATCATTCTCTGTGTTCCAGCTCCATCCTTTAATCTGACCTTCCTTGTGCATTTCGAGAAGCGTTCTCTCAGCAATACGAGCATCCGTAATTTGCTCGTCTTCCAAGGTGTTTATTGGTTGCTCGCCAATATTTTCTAAAAGAATATTTACCGCATCTAAAAGAGTTGATCTCCCTGGAACGGCTGATTGGTTTTGTAGACCCATAAGACTATTACAAGGGCGTTGCGTTCATTGTATTAGGTAGCAAAAAAAAGAGCCAGCTTTCGCTGGCCCTGCTTTGCAATCTTCCCAAATTTAACTTAATTAAGGGATTACGATTTTACAAGCTGACTCAGCTCTAAGAACTCCCATTCCCAGAGCTTGTCTTGCGACAAGTAAATCCGCCTGGTGAACAACCCGCCATTCTTCGCCGGTCATTTGCAAACTCGGTGAGAGGAGAGACACCACTCCCACGGCCTCTTTATTAAAAATGAGCCCTTTGCATTTGCTCAAATCTTGCTGGTAATCAGAGTTGTGATCACCCGCTACAAGCGTGTAAGCACTTTGAGTTACGTGATTCGATGAAAGTATAGGAATACCAGCAACACGCAATGTGCGGCCATCTGCAATGGTTCCAGCTCCACCAAAGTCAGCGTTGATAGCACGACTTGATTGTGAGATGAGGTAATAATCCTCTGGAGTAAATACCGCGTACATGTCGTCGATACTTACATCCTTCTCTTCAAAGCCAACACGAGCGTCAAAGATCGCGTTAACTAGAGCATCACCTTTTGCCTGACGAGTAGCACCTGACGCTGTGTAGTCAGTACCAAGTGTGATTCCTTGACCAGTTCTTCCGCTGTTAGAAGACTTGTTCAAAGGCTCAGTTGAATTACTTGCCGCTGCAAAGATTAATCTTGCAACACGCTTGTCATATTCAACGGCCAAGGCTCTTCCTAATTCCTTGGTATAAATCTGCCTAACGTCGAAATACGACATTAATTCATCGACGTTATATATAGCAGCATCGGCTACCATCAACGCATCTAGACTTATTACGCGCTCATTAATATCGCTGGGATCGTTGATGGTGCCTGTAAGTTCGGTGCCCGGCTGGTGGTAGGAAGCGACCATTTTCCCCGTGATTGGGAAGGCGACGCTCTTGCCTCCTCTTATGTTTCTTTCGCGGGTTTTTCCTTTGAAAACCGTTGCAGTCATGAACGCATCAAGAATCTCGGCAGAACCGAGCTTGAGCATCATGGCTCTATCCGTATCTAAGCCAGAAGCACCAGCGCCCCAAGTAGCGGCTGCGCCTTTAATCTGGCCAATACGGCTGAGTGTGACAGCCATAGTTAGCTAATTTTTTTTGAAAAAATACTTTTTTAGACCGCCTCTTCCTTCTCTCATGGGTTATCCGCTATTCACGGGCCCACAGCGCTCGGTTTGCGTTCTGGCTAAATGCTAGAACAAGTCTGGGCTTCTTGCCAATATTTCTTTAACACTTTGCTGATAAGCTTCGTCAATATCATATATTTTTTGTCCTCTTTCATTCCTCTTATTCATTGCATCAAGCACTTGTTGTTGACTTCTAAATACTGTTTCGCTTGGTACATCTCCACCCCCGATAAGTTTCGGCTCTACAACTGATCTAGGATTTGCCATGTCTAGCTGCATAGATCTAATAGCCCAACGTATTGACTCAAGATTCCCTCCATCCATCGTTTTGTTGAACTCTTTAATCATTTCCTCAGGCATATTCTTATTAGCCCACTCACCCATTTGTTTATAAGCTTCTGGTCCTCCTACCTCATTAATAATTTGCTCCTCATCTGCTGCTGTTAATTCATTCGACGTATCTACAGGTTGGCCCGATTTGCCATAGGTATTAACAAAACCTTCTACAAGTGATCTAGGAACATTGAATGTCTCAGCAAGAGTATCGTAATGCTCGCTTATATCTCCGCCATTATCGGCAGAGTGCATCAACTCTTCCATCTTTAAACCTTTTGAAGCCAAAGCCTCAACGCCTGCCTCTCCATAAATAGAAACAGCCTGATCTCGCGTATAAGATTCCGTTGGTTGTGGCGTTTCAGTTTGAGTTTCAGTCTGGGTTTCAGTCTGAGGCTCAGATTTTTGCTGCTGACTCTTTGTGTATTGCCTTTGCAACTCCGCATAGGACTTTGCTAAATCCTCAGTACTATTAAACTTTTGTAGAACTTTTTGAGTCTCTTCAGAAATCTGATCTTGTTGTTGTAGCTCCTGGACCAGCTCTTGCTGGGCAGGACTAGCCAAACCCTCCTGTCCTTCAGGAGTAGATAGTTGTGGCGTTTCGGTCATGGTTGTTCTTGAGGTTGATTATTAGAAATGTCTTGGGAAGTTTGGGCAGCATCAGCTAATTTTTTAGGATCTGCCATTGCTGATTGAAGTAACGCAGCTTGTTGAGCTTGCTCTTGCTGAGCCTGTTGCTCTTGCTGCAACTCCTGTTCAGTCTTGATTAGCCCAAGAGTGTCTATGCCCATTGAATAGGCAAGACGAGTAATTAACTCAGTAGGCTTTAAGTACTGAGCTAATCCCTCTGGGCCTATGGTCTGACCCAGAGTTGTTGTAAATCTGACTAATTGTTCTAAATCATTTCCTCTTCCAACAGCGGCAAGACCAACAGTCATGACTACTGAAACCAAGTCATCTGGTAATTCAGGAACCTTCTTCTCTCTAGTTAAAATATCTAACTTCCTGGCAACATAAGGCACTTGGAAAGTAGTCGTCAAAATTGAATATATTGAGCCGAGGCTTTGTTCCGTTTGGAGCTGGCTCATTCTCACTTCTTCCGCGGTCACGCGCTCCGCGTTTCGCTGATCAGCCAACATGAAAGCCTGTGCCAGCCTACGTTCTATCTGTTCTTTACCTTGCATCGCTACCGCAAGATCCTGTGATTTCTGCATTTGCAGACTAAGCACATCGGTAGGATCTCCTGTAACAAAGGAGCCATTTGCGGCCCTTGCAAGATCAGAAGCTTTCGTAACTCCGCTTGGTTTTACAAGGAACAAGCACTTACTCGACGCTAATGCTGCTTCTGCTATTGCCTGACATAAAGCTTCTACTGTTTGAAGGTCAGCAATTGCCGCCTGTTCGATATATCCCACTCCATAACTCTGTCCTGCAACCGCTGTCATCCGCAATGCAAGCCAAGGACTCTTATCTTTTGGTGCTTTGCCTTCTGATCCAGGTACAATCTTATTTTTTACTTGCTGATTCCACTTAACAAAGTTCCCTTCCCACTTGATATGGGTGTAAACCTTGCAAGTATCCTGTTCATCCCCATTAATCTCAACTTGATTGTCGTAAAAACCTTTTAATTCTTCTTCTTTCTCTTCTTCGAGTATCTTCTTAACGCTTTCTGGCAGCATTTCATAAGGAATTTCCTCGCAAACAACGACCTCATTGGGTTCGCCCATTGGATCGCGAAAACATACATAGCGATTTAAGTGATATAGCTTTAATCCCTCTGGAGCAATGTATAAAAGAGCATTTCCTGTAACGATTAAATGTAATAACGCCTCATGCAATACAACTCGATCATTGCTCGCTTCAATCTCACGCAAAACCATACGCTCAATTTTGCTTAAAGCCTCTTCATATCTTGTTTTTTCTTCTGGTCCGACTCCTTGCTGCGCTAATTGAGCCTCGTCTAACGAAAATCTAAAAAATTGTTGCGTTGGAGGTAGTAAAGCAAGAAGCATACGACTCGCTAAATTCAGAGTTCCACGAGCACCTATCCCATTCCACGGAACGGGGTATGTATCTTTGTTGTTTAACCTTGGATCATTCGAGGCTGGTACGAGATAGGGAATGGTTAATCTCGCAGAATGTCGAGCACGATCTAAGTGCCAGTTACGGTCATTTTCGCCATCCCTAAAACGTTGTTCGGCAGTTCTCATAATTAAATAGCGAGGTTAGTACCTGTTCCTGTGGACTGACTTTGACCTTCGATTTGTAAATCTGCTTTTGTAGATTTCGGTCCACGATCTCCTTGTTTCCGCTTAGACGGTGAATATGGAATTTTTAAAGCTCCCTTCTTCTTTTTCTTTTCTCTGTTTAAAACACTTTGAGAAGCTTGAGCCGCGCCTCTTGCGGCAAGCTCGCTTGGACTAGGACCAGTAGGACCAGGATTAACAACAATCTGGTCCATCAACCCAGTATTTTTAGTGTTAATGTCATCCAACTGTCCTCCTAAAGTTTGCGAAATATTGGCTTTATCTGCCGCTGCCGCTGCTATAACTTCTTGTTTCTTTTGCTCTAGCTCTGCTTGCCGTGTAGCTTCAGCCTCGGCTGCTGCTTTAGCTTTCTCTTGAGCTTCTTTAAATTCGTTTTGAGCTTTGTCTTTAGCAGCCGTTATGCCAGTAACATCCTCATAAAGGTTTTTAACAGGTCCAGCACACATAATTAAACTCCGTAGTTAACGCCTGTACCAGCAGAGGATTGGATTCCACTCTGGGTAATTTTCAAAGAACCTGTTGGTTTTTTCTTGTCTTTAATAGTTGCTGTCGTTTGAGCTAAATCTGTTTGATCAGCGTTATCTTCAGTCGTGATGGCATAAGGAGCTGAAGTTAAACCACTATCCGCTGCGGCTGCGGCTTGAGCATTCATTTCTGAAATTTTGGTCATAAGATTAGTAGTAGATTCGTTTGCTTTGGTAATTTGGTTTTGAATATTGGTTTGGAATGTCTGGTTATTTGCGGTTAACGTATTTTGAAAATCTGTAAGAGCTTGATTCTGAGCATCAATATCATCTTGGGATGGCCCAACATATTCAACCGTGGGCATTTGAATTTCAGGCATTTTAAAGAAGCACATGATGGATACCTAAGTAATGTTGAGGCCAGAGCCTTGACTATTTGTAGTTGATGTTTTTCCTATTCTTAAAGAACTTTTTCCTTTCTTCGTCTTAACACCTCTATCTTCCATACCTATTTTTGGAGGTTCCGCATGTTTCTCTCTTGGTGGAGGTCCAGCAACTTGAGATAAACGCATAGCAGCCTGGCTTGTTGCATTAGCTCTAGCTTGTGAGGCAATAGCTAACTGAGACAACGCATCTTGTTTATCGCTTAAAGCAGTATGCAAAGTATTTTGCAAAGTTGTATTTTGATTTGTTATTTGATTTTCAATTGCAGCCTTTTGTAAATCAAATTGCTGATTATAAGCCGTGTAATCAGGCTTAGTAATAGTCGCTGGCTCTCCACCACCGCCTCCAAAAAAACACATCAGACTGCCTCCAGTTGATAAACGTCATTTTCCTGTTCTTCCAAACGGCGTTTTAACCACTTGACGACAGATGCCTGGCCTGCCTTAAACCAAACTTCTTTTTCAGAAAGACTCAAATCAGGACATTGATCTGGAAACTGCTCGTCCAAAGCAGCTACAAATCTTTCATCTATGTTTGGGAAATAAGCCACTCTCCAAGGACGTAGACCTTTACAGCCTACCGATAATCGGGAATATATACCATAGTAGAGAAGTTATTCCACTTCCCCGTAATTGTTTATGGATTTACAAGAACAATTAGCAGAGATTCATTCTGAATTAATAAGCCAAGTGCTTGAAGATCTAAGGAATGGAGATCGCAAAGCAAGATCAGACGCAATGGCTCTACTAAAACAAAATAATGTGACTGCTGTTGCGGCTGAAGGTAGCACTTTGAAGAAACTTGCCAACAAACTTGACTTCTCAAGCATGGATGACAAGGTAATTCCTCTTAAGATCCCATCGTCAAACGTTGAATCCCTCCATAAGAACGTCCAGAAGTAGTTTTCTTCTTAAAACCAAACGCTATTCGATCAATAGAACCTGTTGTTTCATCCATCCAGGCTTCTAATTCATCTTCAAATAGCTGATCTTTCCTTGCTTGTTGTTGTATTTGCTGGTCCTGGGCCGCAGATTCAACAAAAAATGCACAAGCTATAGCGAGAGCATCGAGCCGATCATCATACGGGATGCAATTTTTTTCCTCTGTCAGCCTTGAGGCTTGCCAAAAAAGGCTGCGTGAATATCCATGTTCAGGATCTTCGTCAGTAAGACGATAATCATTTTTAATTACTCGGCTATTAATAATAAGACGATGCTGCTGAATCAAAGGAGCAAGAGTGTCACATAATCTCCGTTCTTTTTGAATGTTATGTCTAACTTCTTCAATAGTGCAGGGATGAGTTCTTGCAAGGTGCGGCTTTAGTAGGGCACTAAACATGCCATCGCCCATATTCGACTCAGCCACCACATAATTGACATCCCATTTCTTCGCTATATCAGCTAAATACCGCAAAACTTCATCGGCATAGCCCAAAGTAGACCCACCCGACTCAAGTAAAAACATATTTCCGTTTAATTCTGCTAAAACTGCCCAAGCTAATTCGTCAGACCTAACGCCTCCTCTGCCAGCGGGATCAATTGCTAAGACACACCGCCATGATTCGGTTTTTGATACCCATCCATTTTGAAATATTGGGCGATGGTAGAACCTATCAGCTCCAAGTCCGACACAAACAAGCTCTTGCAATCTCATATCAGGTTGGTTAGACCATATACAAGTCTCGGGCAGAGCTTTCCCATCAAGATCCATGACCATGAGATCCCCAAGCCTGATTGGATACTTGTCTAAAGTAGACAATCGGGTATTGAGCATGAACTGAAGTTCAAAGCTCGCCTTAGTCATGGATGCTTTTCTTTGAAGGATGTCCTCATGCCCAAATCTTTCTGGATCAGTCGGCTCTTCCACGAGGCTGCTATTCGCGATGACCTCTTGTTCAATCGTCGGATCGAGGCTGCCCTCGTAGCAATCGAACTCCTTCGGATAGAGCGCAGGCCAGTAACGAGCAGAATAGTTCCGTTCTCTCACAAGCCTTAAATATATCGAAGTCTCCGTATGTGGCGTTCCTAAATATAAAATTTTACGGGGCAAAACCTGGCCCTCTTCTGGCTTTATGATACTTTGTATTTCTTCAACAGCGTGTGCAACTCTGTCTTGTTTTAGCTGTGTAATTACGTTAGCTAAAGTTTCAACATCATCAAGAATTGCACAAGTACATCTTTGTCCAGTTGTTTGTCCCATGACACCCATAGATCGAACAGACGGAGACTGTTCAACTTGAGCTGGCCCTACATCAAAAGCAACATTAGAGAATCTATTCTCTGGCCCAGGCATAAGACATTGAAGAATATCAACTTCTCCAATGCAGCGAAGCATAAAAGACGAAAAGTCAGTTGATTTAACTGCTGTAGCAGAGACAATCAGAATTTTTTCATTCGGATCTACTCTTAATCTCCATAAAGCATAAAAAGACGCAAGAATTGACTTACCTAATCCACGAAAAGCAACAGTAAGACTTCGATCTGGTCCATTTTGCATCCAATTACAGACAGAAATCTGCTGCTTAGTTGGGGCATCGGCTAACCCCAACTCTCGCAACAAATAACAAGTGAAATTAGGAAAACTATCTCTTAATTGAGGTGGTAACTCTTCCCATAAACTATTCACTCTTCTGTTTCTAAATCGGCTTTTTCAACTGTAACTGGCTCTGGTCTAACTGGTGGAGCTAGTAGCTGTTCTTGAACTTCCTCGTCCACGTAGACATTAGACGTATCTGCCTTTTTTAAAGTCTCAGGCTTAACACAGCAAGCACCTTCAAGACCTAACTCCATTCTTTGATTGTTGGTGAGGTAAGGCATAGTCCTTTTTTAACTTTCTCTATTCTGACGTAACTATGGCTAGATACAACAAAACCCTGCATTGACCAATCAGAGAACGTATCTCTTTCAAGGTTTACAGAGTTCTGTGCTGACGCTCCATCAGAGCAGCGGTTGAGTCAACAACTTGGTAATGGGTCTTATTAAGATTGCGGCTACGACTTACGCATACCAGAGGAATTCTGGACTAGCTAATAAATGGTTTCCGCAACAAAATTACTATACATCAAACTTCTTTAAAGACAACAAAACCCCCTAACGGCGCGATTAGTTAGGAGGCTTCATCTAGCCCTAGCTGACCACGACCAAGCAGCAAGCATCGTAGGGATAACTTCAGTTTAACTCACTATTTGTATTGAGCCTCTAATTCTTCTGCTTTTTCTGCTAAACCCGTATAAAGACCATGCATCGGAGAATCCTTATGGTGTCTACCATCTAAGACATACCACCTCTCCATATTTAACATCCTCTGCCGGTCTTCCTCTAACCATTCAGTCTTATATCCACTCATCATTTCTTTCCTCCTTTCTTTGGTGGTCTTCCTACCTTCGATCCATAAGTCCCTTTACCTTTCGGCATAACTCTTAACTTAAAAGACGACTACACAATAACTAATATCCTCTTGCTTTTCTATCCTTTTCTCTACGCTCCCTCAGATATTTACTAAACCCTTCTTGATCAGTTCTTAATCCATCTACTAATCCATACTTCGCTCGATAACTTCTCATGTAACTTCCATACGCTGCTCTCTCACTCCTGGTAAAATCTCTCGCTAATTCTCCTCCACTTGGATCTCTCTCTACTCCAACCCTATCTTTCATTATTTTCATCAAATACGTTTCCTTTCTTTTAATCATAATCCTTAATGCTTGGTCGCTTCAGTACCTTACACCCCCCATCAAACTAACTCAACCCCTCAGATTGTTTCAACATGTAAACACGGAACATTGACTTTTAACCTGAACGCCTATAAAAACAGACGGCAGGGTCTTTCATCGAAACGCACCGATACTCCTCACCCTTACCTCGATATATTTAACAGAATTGCCGCGCTCTTCCTTGCACTAGCGCGGCTTTTCCATTTTGCTGCTCGCGATTAAGTAGGGTTCGTCGTCGTTCAAAACCTAATATCCCCCCTTGGCCCCCCTAATCCGCTGAAAAAATCAAAAAAAAATTCTAAAAAGCATATATTTTGCAAGTTTGGGCCGAGGGGGCAGGGTGGGGGCTGGACTTCGTCGAATCATTAATTCGCCGGAGTATTTCTGCCCCTGGTCGAATGGCTGGACCAGCTCCAGAGGAGCCCGCCAGGCAAACGGACAAGTGAGAGCCCGCCGCGGGAGGCTGAGAGGCAGGGAATACAACAGAATGTTAAGTTTTAAAGGCTAAGTCTACGGGGGCGAAGAGTGCTAGCTATTGTTAGGGAGTGCTTAGGCACTACCACGACCACAGAATCTAGACAAATGAAAATTACTGAGAAGTCTTACAAGGCTGATATTTACGCAGCCTGGTGTGAGGCCAGGACAGAAGTTGAACTAGTCAAGCAAGAGCTTGAAGCCTTAAAACAAATTGATAGGACTTTAGGCAAGAAAACCAAGCTCATTAGTTGGTCAGCTCAAAGGGACAACTTACAAGCCCGTTATCAGATCCACCAAGAGGAAGTTGAATCGCTCAAGCTTGATGTTGTTGCTTTCTCTGCCTGGTTTGAGAGGGCAGTTAAAAACCTTAGTCAGCAATTGGCTCAAGGTTAACGATCTCAGCATGGAGGGCTTGCGAGCCTTCCACGCTGGGCTCTGGTCCAGCATTACCACGACCAAAAGGTATCAAATGTCTACTCGCTCAAGGATTGGGATTTTAAATTCTGATGGCTCAATTGACTCTGTGTATCATCATTTTGACGGATACCCAGAATGGCTAGGAGTCAAATTAAAAAGAAATTACAAGACATCTGCAAAAGTTAGAGCATTAATTGAAGGGGGAGACATTTCCTGTATTGAATCCTATAAGGATTGGTCCAGGAACAAACTTGATAAACCAATTGTTCTTACTTATGCAATGAGAGGTGAGAAATGCAAAGCAGCTCACCACGAGGACTTGAAAGACTTTTTAATGTATGACACTTGCCAAACAGAGTTTTCTTATGTGTGGAATGGCTCTCTGTCTATTCTTGAATGGACTTGTTGGAAGGCTAATTTTGATTATGAATGGAGAATCCCAAAAGCTCCAGAAATAGTTGCAATACCTAGCCAAACAATAGAAGAGAAAGAAGCAGAAAAGAAAGCAATGGCAGCCATAGGAGTCGGACCAAAAGCTATCAAAGCCATTTACGGCTGATGGTATCCCAGAGCCCTGCGGGGCTCTCTGATGCTTTCAGCATCTACCACGACCTTTGTTTTTTTTAAATGAAAAAGAAATTACTAGAGGAACAAGAAAACCTTTTACATGGAGCTCCAGAGCGAGCCGCGATTAATTCCGGCAACAACTGGAAGCAATCACTAATCAGGACGGATGGACTTACCAAAGTTCAAAGCGAAAAACAAAACACTATCTGGGAGGTTAAGTAATGGGCTTACATGTCTACATCTACAGGGACGATCTAGGAGACTGCACCGCCAATGGTGTGACCTCACCTGAAAGAAACCACAGAGGTTTATGCCTGACTAATGTTGATGGGCCTTTTGATCCTTGCGCTGATTATCCAGCGGCAAAATTAGTTGCTGAAACTTATTCATGGGGAGAAACTACAGTAAGAGTTGTTCCTGATGAAACAGAAGGCAAATGGTCAATGTTTGGCGGCAACTATGCAGCAACATCTGATGGTCGATTCAATGAAGCGATTGCAAAGTTATTAGGTCATAAATTTTATGGTGCTTTACCTGTTCACGACAGAGTAGAAACCGTAGATGGAGGAGGAAACTAATGGCTACTAATCACGACGACGAGTATTTCATCTATTACCCAAGGCCGGAAGGCTGGTATTTTCTGAGCGATAGTGAACAAAGAGCTATCGAAGCAGAGGAGGAGCACGAAGCTAATGGATGAAGCTTTCGAGGATATGGCGAACACCGCCGAGAATTATTACCAGGACCAGGAGCCGCCTCACTACCCTGAGAGCTGGCAAGCGGCGGCTGATGGCTACGAACTTAGTGAGGATGTTATCTAATGGCTAGACAATACAACTCAGAGATTGAAAGAGAGCTGCACCTGATGCGGCTCTCTATCGAACGAGTAGAAAAAAAACTTGAAAAGCTTTTGAATCTTAAATTCAGAGAGTTTTACGAGGAAGAACAAAAACCAAAGGAGGTTAAACGTGAAAAGAAATGATCTACCCAAGGCTTTAGTAGGTCATTCATTATTATTAATGGGGGGCGTAGTCATACTCCCCGCTTTTATTTATTTAGTGATGTTCCTATTGGAGCCGTTTGTTGTTTTTGGATTTGGATCTTATTTGATATGGACATGCCTGAAGAAAAATTAAACACTTTCTCTTTGTTACTAAAAACATTGAGACATAACAGTAGAAGACACACATGCCCTTCGGCGCTCCAGGTCGAAGTCTTATTACATGTTGCGGTAAAGCCTAGAACTTATGAAGAGCTGGCCACTTTAACCAATACATCTAATGGGCCTATCTCCAGAGCAATTGCGAGCATGGCCCCAAGAGTTCATAAAGGGGAATTTATTATGCCCAACATTTATTTACTAAATAGAGACTACGATTCATCAAAGAAAAGATTCAAGGTTTCTTTATCCACACCTGGAAAAGAACTGATGAAGGAAATTGGTCTCATTAGTTCTACAAGGGCGTAACAAATGGCACATATAGTTAGATCGCCTATTTCTACTAGTTGTATTAACTAGCAGGGAGAACCACGGCCCTGTAAAGTATGTTTTCTTTTTATAAGCAGATGTCGCATGAACCACACAAATAATAGCGTTGCCCTTATATTGAGCTTGATTTGCCCACTTCGTACTGGGGAGATCCATCTTGCCGTTTACAAGCATCCCCTCCAGGATCGTAAACGTATCCGAATAGAAGGAACCGTGAGTCGCAAGAGATCACCTCCTAATGAAAAATGGATTTATCTAAACTCTCAACTGCTCTTGAATCATTGGGCTCTCTTGCCCCGGGTAATTTTCCTGTGCATCACGCCCAAGTTCTTTTATTCATTGCGGAAAAAGGGAGTTGCACGTATCGAGATATAGAAAAAAGGTTTGATGTAACAAATGCATCAGCCTCAAGAATTGTCCACACCCTCAGCGAAACTGTTCGCCATAGAGAGACTTGTTTAGGGCTCTGTGAGATCTACATAGACCCAGAAGAAGGGAGAAGGTACAGAGTCAGGCTCTCTAAAAAAGGCAAAGCAAAGATCAGGTCGCTTGAGGGTATCTAACCCACAAAACCACGACCAATGGCCCACGTTATTGATACAAGCGTCACCCTTCGAAAGATCGGTTGGGTGGTTGATGTTAGGTACAGCGACGGAAAGAGAAAGCAGTTAACTAGCAAGAAATGGACGAAAAAAGAAGCCATAGCCAGGGAACTTGCTATTCAAATGCTCGACTCCTCTATGCCTGGAGCTGGAGCGGAAGGTTTATACACCCTTCAACAAGGTTTTAATGACGCAGTTAAATATGTCTGGTCAAATTGCGAAGATGAAAAAACTCTTACAGGAAGAGGCAAAGATGTATTGAATTACTTTGGCCCTAATGCAGATATCACTTCAATTAATGCTGCAAAAGTAATTGAATACAGAAAATATTTAATAGAAAGAAAAAATAATTCAAACTCAACCGCTAATTACAAGACAAGTGCCCTCAGAGTGATGAGAGAAATGGCAATTGTTCACGGTGGAGTCGAAAGCGTACCTGTATTACCAAAGAATCTAAAAATTAATAAAAAACAAATCGAAGTTTGGGAAGATGAAGAAAGAAACAGGGTTGAAGAGTTTTTAAGAAGAATTAACAGGAAAGATGTTGTTCGTCATTTTGAATTTCTATGTGAAATGGGATGCAGGCCCATTGAAATGGAGAGAACAACAAAAGCGAGTTACAACTTGGAGGCAAATCCTCCAACAGTAACTTTTTTCAAGGCAAATAATGACAACAAGAATGGAAACAGAACACTCCCTCTAACACCAAAGGCTTACAAAATGCTGGTGGAGCAAATCTTAAATATGCGACAGGGCCAGGAGAAGGTTTGGCCTTCAACATGCGATGCTCTCAGATTTCAAATAGAAAAAGCATGTAGAGAATTAAAGATTGAAAAGAGCTCAGTCGTGAAGATTACAAGACATACCTGCGGATCACGTTTAGGCAATCAAGGATGCACAGCCCTAGAGATTGCAAACTGGTTGGGCCACTCTTCAACTCAAATGTGCGAAAAGTACGTCAAGATGAATAGTGAAAAACATGCGACAGCATATAGAATCTTGTCTGAGCGGGTCTAGCGATCTGGTGAACGCACCAAACTCATAATTTGGCTCAGGCGAGTTCGATCCTCGCGACCCGCATTGCAACATTTTTGTAAAGTTAGTTCGATGAATTCGACCATGCAGAGTGTTTGCATCAAAGTCTTGCAAGTTTGCAAAAAAATATGCTGAAATCAATTGGTATTACTGGGCTCCTTCGACCTCATAATTCGACGAAACAACATCTTAGCCCCCGTGGAGCAAATAATTCGAGTCCTTGCGTAGCATTTGATCCTGGCAATACGACCAAGTAACGAATAACTTGCATTTGCAAGTGAGTTTTTTTGAGTTGCAAGATATTCGGACCCTTGAAGAGGAGCAAATAGCACGACAATTACGTGCAGAAAAAAGGGCTGAAGAAACACACAAAAGTAATGAAAGAAAACTTAAACAGATAGGAAAAGAGAGCGCATTAATTTATGGCAGGAAGTTATATGGATTATTAGTTGATGAATTAACCAGCAGATTAAATAAGACTTTTATTGAGTTTGTAGGGAATCCAAACAAGGCAAGATTTCATGGAGCTGCGATTCCATTCTTTGATCCTTTTAAGTCTCCAGAGCACGTTGCAACCATCGCCCTGGTCGCGACCCTTGATCAATTAAGCAGAAGACAAAGAATTGCCACGTTTTGCCAAGGGCTAGGAGCTGCGGTTGAGAAAGAGATCCGATTAATGAGGCTGGCTAATAAAAGTCCGATGGAGCTGCGGCACCTAATGAGGCAAGGCTTAAGCAGGAACAAGATCAGCACAATGGAGATAATGCGGAAAATGGGATGCCCTGTTCTTCCTTTTAATGATTTAAGCAGGCTTCATATTGGTCAGTTTCTTTTAGATCACTTAATCCATACAGGTCTGATCAAGGTTGTAACTCGAAAGATTGGTAGAACTACCCCCAAGTTTGTACTTCCTACTGATCATGCAGAGAAAATAATTAAGAGCTGCCCACCCTCAACTTATAAGGTGGCTTATTCGGCAATGGTATCTCCTCCAGTTCCTTGGCCTGGGTTATATGGAGGAGGCAGGCCAGGCAACGAGGAATGTTTTGTCAGAGTCCCAATTCACGACGCTGAAGAAAAAGACACCACAGCAATAGAGCATTACAGGCAAGCAGACCTAACAAAGACATTTGTAGCGACAAATCACCTCCAGGCGACGGGACTACGCGTTAAAGGGGATCTTATCGGATGGGAGAGAAACACTTGGGAGAATGGGACAGAAGGCTTATGGTCATGCGCGAAAGTCCCCTTAGATGTTCCTGAACGGTTAGGGCGAGATCCAGATCCAGAGGACTTAAAGATTAGGAATCGTCTTGCTTCGATGGCTCATCGAGACAGAGAGCAAAACAGACCCAAAAGGATCAAGATTGAGCGCTCGCTTCAAGAGGCCGAGGCGTTAGCCGATAGGGTTGTTTACCAGGCTTACCACGCTGATCACAGGTCGAGGCTTTATACGTCCAATAAATATGTATCCAGCCAAGGCCCAGACTATGAAAAGGCCATGCTGGACTTTGCTGAAAAGTTACCAGTAAATGACGAGGCTTTTGATTGGTTGCTTAAGGGAGCTGCCGGGCACTATGGACATGGGAGAAAATCATGGGATGAACGCCTGAACTGGGGAAGAAAGAATATTAATTTGATGAAAGCAGCGGCAGAAGATCCACTTGGAAGGCTTGAATTGTGGCGAAACGCTAACGATCCCTGGCAATTCTTACAGGCGTGCCAAGGGGTAAAAGAGGTACTTGAAACAGGTAAAACAGGATGCCCCGTGAGGTTCGATCAGACCACCTCAGGCTGCGGGATAATTGCGGCCCTGTTGAGGTCAGAGAAGGTTGGGAAGGAGTGCAATTTGTTTGGCAACGAGCGCAGGGATCTTTACACCCTCGTCGCTGAAAAAGTTACAGAAAGATTGGTCCACGATCTGCAATTTGGTGAAACAAAAAACAAAGCGTTAGCAGAAATATGGCTTCAGAAAGGAATTACTAGGTCTTTATGTAAGCAGCCAATACTTGCAGCTCCTTATGGCGGTTCATATATGTCCCTATGTGATGCGCTAGTTGAAAGGCTCGACGAGCACCTGGGCTATGTCCCACTTGAAAATTTCACTTACGAAGTTGCTATCCCTGCGAAATATTTAGCAAGTCATTTATGGGCTGAAACAAAAATGAGAATTAAGCCTTGCCTTGATTTTAAAAAATGGCTTCAAAAAGTAACAAGAAAAGTAATGTCCAAAGGTCACGCCCTGGAGTGGACAACTCAAAGCGGTTGGCCCATGAGAATTGCAGATAGAGAGCCACAAATTAAAAGGATTCAGACAATGTTATTCGGGAAACATTCAACGATGAATATTAAAGATCAACCAAAAGATGCACCCTTATGTGCGACACAGGCCAATAAAGGAATAGCCGCGAACTTCACACATAGTTGGGATTCTGCCTTTTGCGTAAACTTCGTTTACAAGGCCGTAGAACAAAATATACAAGTGCTGACAAATCACGATTGTTTTGCTGTTCATGCGGCTAACGCTGGCAAGGCACATGAGACACTTCACGATACTTTTAATGAGCTTTATGCCCCTAACTGGCTGATAGGTTTTGTCGATGAAATCCAGATGTCTACAGGGGTGTTGTTACCTGAGTTACCCAAGCAAGGAAGTCTAGATCCAAGACTAATTGGGACAAATCCTTACTTATTTTCTTGATATAAATATATTCCTCATGCGACTTGATCGGGGCCGTAGAAGTATGTATGTTTAATAGGCAAACTTATTGATGGGGGCATCAAATTGGAACTCTACAAAGCACCGCTAGGTGAAGTACGATGGTTCAAATGCTTAGGTGAAGCAAGAAAAGCGTACGACGAGGGCAACCCTAACGAATGGACGCTGGAATTATTACACGATGAAAACGATAGAGAGTTCAAAAAATGGTACGAATCTATGGAAGATAAGTTCTACGAATTACATGGAAAAGATGCTAAAAAAAATACTTATTGGTTTAACTGTTTCCCAGACAAAAAAGATCCAACCAAGTCTGTTACTAAATTCAAAAAGATTTGTTGGGTTAATGACAACGGCACAAAAACTGTTGGCCCTAATGTTATTGATTCAACCTGTGAAAAGTGGCCTATTAATAAAGAAATAGGCAATGGATCTAAGGTTCTAGTTGGTTACACCATAAGAAAGTGGACCAACAAATCAGGATGTGGAATGACATTTGATCCTGTAAAAATAATGATTATGGATTACGTGGAGTATTCAGGCGGTTCTGTCCCTTCTGATGATGAGTTCTTTGGCAACGTCCAGGGCGGGTATTCATTAAAGGAAGACGCTGAAAAGTCCTTTTAATGCTGAAGTTTAAGCAGATTGATTTACCTATACGTCCAATATCGAAGCCAAGACCAAGATCATTTATGGGCCAAAAGCGTCCATACAATCCACCTCAGTACAAGAATTGGTTAAAAGAAGCCAAGGTTCACTTAAAAGAACAATGGAAACTTGAACCACTCACGAAAGTACATCGATTAGACATCTTCTTTCGTGGTGCAGAGATGGGAGATCTTGATAACAAATCTGGCTCAGTTATGGACGCAGCTAAAAACATTCTGTGGACAGATGACAGCGTAAAAGTCATTCCTCACCT